TGCTCAAACGTACAAAAAAAAGGTTCAGGACCAACGTCCTGAACCAAAATTTTCTAAAAATTCCGCATATTCAAAAGCGAATTTCTCCGGATTGTCGATTGCGGTATCCTCTGCATATCCGGGAAAGTAGATGCCATCGATCCATTCAACAAATAATTCCATCATGACTGCCTCCTTTCCACCTGGTTTTCAGAGAACAGGTAGCAAAGCGGCCAGAATTTAAATTCATCTTCTTCCTGGTCGCTGTCGGTTACCGGTACCTGCCTTGGCGATCCCCAGACCAGAAAGGCTTTGCTGCCCTTTTTCACCTGGAAGCCTTTCTCTTTCCACTGATTGAAAGTGTTATACTTGAGTTTTTTCCCATCGGAGTACATTTCAATCAGGCCTTCGTTGACCGATCCGGCATCAATCATACACAGATCAATCATTTTTCTGACCTCACGTGAAAGCGCAATCAAAGCGCTTCGTTTTTGTTTCACGTCTTCAGATATTTTTTTCATGATTCGATGCCCCTGCCCTGGGGACTTATATCGGTATCTGGCACACCAGTTAAAGAATGCCTGGATACACACAGAGAAAGCCCAAATCTATTGTCAAGGGCGCCGGTTCCTAAAGGAGGGCGCTTGTACACCCTTGACATTGTTTGGGCGCTCTGTACTTTTGCATTGCTTCAAGTGGTGAGTTTAGAGATACCTCCATGGGGGCCTGTTTTCTTTTGGCCTACCTTTTCTTTCCAAAAAGAAAAGGTAGCCGTTTTTAAACGTTTACACCGCTTTACACACTAAAAATCCCGACGAGTTCGGGATTTTTACCCCGGAAAGGCTTCCTACATTCAAAAATCTAAAAAACTGATACACAATATAAGGAGGTTCGGAGGATGTAAAATCCTTCCGATTGTGGTCGTATCCTTCCCAGCCTCGCCCTGTCCCGAATTTGCTGATTACCTTTGTTTTTTTTCATGTTATATGATGGAGGTAATTACCCACAAGCCAAAAAAACCACCCTGCACGGCGCATGCCATACCGTTGGAAAATATAGGTAATTACCTTAATGGCGTCATACGAATGGATGCACGGTGCGTGAGGGATTGCAGCGGCATCCTTTCCATCTGCCCAAGCAGATGGAAAGATATAGCGGAAAGCCCGACCAGCCTTAAGCTGGGCACGCCAAAAGAAAAATGATAATTAGAAAACCTTAGGCAAAGTGAGAAGTCAGACTACCATCACTAGAGTTCTGAGGGAACTTGTTCATGCCAATAAAAAGGGTGTCAAAAGCATCTGTGCCATCGGTGCGGTGCTCCAGCAGGTTGTCCTCGGACTCCATCAGCTTCTCACCTGCTTTGTCTTTACCAAATCCCCGACTACTCACTCGAATACCGGTATTCTCCAATGCCATGATCAGTGGTTCATTGTTGGGTTTGTTGATCTGAATAAATAAGTACTTCACACCCACGAGCGCCTGGTGAATCATGCGATGTTTATCGGCATGTTTGACAGGATTACCAATGTGTACGCGTTTTACCTTCCATCCCTGTTTAACGAACTCATCACAGATGGCCGAGGCGAAGTCGTCTGTACCCACGGCATAGTTGGTGCCCAAGGCTGTGTTGTCAAAGTAATACACTACTTCTTTTGTGCGATGATGACGATAGTATTTACAAAAATCTTTCACCAGCTCACCCAGTTTACGCTCATACTTCACATAGAAGGATTTGAGTACCTTCATCTTTATACCATCACGCTGACCGGCCACCAGCCAATTGATATTGGCGTTATAGTCGAAGGCTATACTGATAGGCTTTGAGCGGTCCAGGTCAGCATCCTGCAGACAGGTTTCATCCTTGATCTTCTCAAAGTTGTAGTTAAGCCCATCCAGGTAGGAGTTGTCGAAAGCTGTGTAATAATGTACATCAGGATCCAGGGCACTGTAAAAGCCATCCTTTATAAGTCGCACACGTTTACACAGGATGGAGGATTGAAAGATCAGCGGTGGCAGATCCCGCTTCATTTGCTGGAAGTATTTTTCGCCTAGCAGCAACAAGTTTTCCAGCGAACTGAACTCACGATAAAAGATGGCCACGGATTGGAGTTTGGCCATATCTAACCGTAAGGCATGGATTTCACTAAGCGTTGCCTGTGATTTGGTGAGTTTGTACTCATTCTTCAGGCGCCAGATATCCACTACCATGGCCTGAATGGCCGATATCACATCCTCGTCAGCTTTTTCCTTGTACATCTCGAACCATGCAGGCTTTTGGGTGGCCGGCATGTCGGACATGACCAGCAAACTATGATGCCAGGGCACATGCTTAAAATATCCTTGAAAACCACCCAGGGCAGGCATGGTTTCGTTTTTGAGTTTGTCGTTATTGATGAACCGGCCTTCATCCACCAGTAGCGAGTCAAGTGTGAGCGAGTTGGACGATCCTTTGCGGTCCTGGCTGATGATGGTATTGATGGAGCCATTGTACCAGCTGATCACATTCTCGAAGTTGCCGGGCTCATTGTAAGGACGGGCAAAACCTGCAGACTTAGGAGGTTTGTGCCCAAGAAAATAATGCACATCACGCTTGTAGCCCAGGCGATCAAGCGCATCGAGTGTTCCGGGAAGTGTTTGAGTAAGTCCATGTTTGTAGGAAGGCACCAATATACCATGATTGCCACGAGGCATGTGCTGAACATTCCGGAGGATGAAGTTAGATCCAAAGCCTGTACTTTTTCCAAGGCGTCGCCCACCAACAATGATATTGGTATGCGCACCGGTATAAATAAACTGGTGCTGTGGATCGTTGAAATATACCTTTTTCTTAGTCCTGTTCTCCATCGCTTTCCACATCAATAAATTCAACATCTTCCACATGTACGACCTTGATGGTTGATGAGATTTCGTTGGAGTATTTCTCCAACAGTTTTTTGGCTTTTTCCCTCACCTTGGGATCGGGTTCCAGACCCACCACGGTGGGATCTTCGGTGGGCTCGATAAGTTGAGGAATAATTTCATGCCAGGGGATTTGTTCCTGGTCAGGAATATGGAGTTGGGTATTTTTGCCATAATGACCTAACACCATGGCCATGGCGCGGGCATCTTGCTTGTCTTTGGCAATGCGGTATGTTTCCTTGGCCATTTCGATAAACGTGTAAAGATGCCACTGTTTGCTGGCATTTTGCACGTTACCCAAAAGCATTTTAATGATCGATAGATCATCATAGGCACGCGAAATTCCCAGGTCGTATTCATCCATCAGGTAGTTGCGAATTTCCACCTCTGTTTTCATGGGAAACTCAGTCCAATGCACAAAAGCACCCCGAATACGTTTTAACCTCTCGGCCAGCTGAGGGGCGATAGGTGTTTCCGGATTCTCAAACAGGTACTTCCGGCAAATTTCGAGGGTGTTGGCTTTTGACATTAACGCTCTCCTTGTTTTTGTTCGATAATAAAACGATTGACCAGGTCGACAGCCATGGGACTACCCAGCTTGGCCAGTTGGATTTCCTGTTTACGAAGTGCCAGGATGGTTTCCAGTTTACCCATTTCGTAGGCTTTTTTCACCGGATGATCCTTTTTGCGCAGGGCTGCTTTAAATTCGTCAGTATTGATATCGAGCAGCTGGGCAATTTGTTCGGGTAACAAAAGGTATCCGGCATATTCTTTAATCTGGAGCAATATTTCGTTTGAGTACGTCATGTAATTTTATGCATTTGGATAATTCACCTGAAATTTGGTTTTCGTAGAAAGCATAAATGGAAGGATCGGTGGTGATGATCCCGGCTTCGTAGCGGTTGCCACGGGTTTGATTTTGGGAAGTAACCACAGTGACTTTTACCTGTTGGTTACTGATCAGGATGATTTTGGAGTGATTGTCGGCCAGATACACCTCATGGGCCACGGAAGCAAGGAACCAGGAAAGGTGTTGGGTTTTTTGGGCATTCCTGGAATCAATGAGCATGGTCAGTCGGGAGATGAGCTTTTTCTCACTCAGGTTAAAAAGTTTGCGGATAAATTCCTCCGAAACGGTGTAAGATGATATAAACATATCAGCTTTACCCGTTTGCTCAAGCAACTGCTCAACAACGTGGTAAAGCTGAATGTTCCCGGTTGAGAAATAGGGAATAAAGTCCGATTTGGATAAATCAAAGTTCAAAGCCCAGGTCTTTTAGCTTGTCATCTTTAAAGGTTTCCCCTGCGGCAACCAGTTCGGTGATGCGCTCCTGGATGCGTTGCCTGAGCTGCTGGTCATCTGGTGATGCTTGCAGCTTTTTCAGGTTTTTACTGATGTAGGTGCGATTGGCCTGGATGCGTTTGTGATCAATTATGGGCGGCTCATCTGCAGCGGAGTCAGTCTCCACTTTGGTGGGATCCCAGGCGTCGATGTCGTTCCAGTTGGCGCGCACCTTATCAGAGAGCTCCACCAGCTGATTGATAAGTGGTTTTCGATCT